CACTTAATCAGCTGCGTATGATTGAAGATGCGGTAGTTATCTATCGTATTTCAAGAGCACCTGAACGCCGTATATTCTATATTGATGTTGGTAATTTACCAAAAGGTAAAGCTGAACAATATATCCGTTCTATTATGATTCAGTATCGTAACAAATTAGTTTATGATGCAAGCACTGGCGAGATTAGAGATGAGCGTAAACACATGTCTATGCTTGAAGATTTCTGGTTACCACGCCGTGAGGGTGGTAAAGGTACAGAGATTACTACATTACCAGGTGGACAAAATCTTGGTGAAATGGAAGATGTAAAATACTTTCAAAAGAAATTATTAAACTCATTAAATGTTCCTGCTTCTCGGCTTGATACGAATAGTGGCAGCATGATGGGTCTTGGTCGTACAACTGAAGTTACCCGTGACGAAGTTAAGTTTTCTAAATTTGTTAATCGTTTGCGTAACAAGTTTGCACAAGTATTTGACCATGCATTAAAAATCCAATTGGTACTAAAAGGTGTTTGTACAACAGAAGAATATGAAGATTTTAGAGAACAAATCTACTATGACTTCATTAAAGACAATAACTTTACCGAGATGCGTGATGCTGAGTTGTTGCGTGAGAGAGTTAACACAGCAACAATGTTAGATCCATTTATTGGTAAATATTATTCAGCCGCATGGGTTCGTAAGAATGTATTGCAGATGACTGATGAAGAAATTGAACAAATGGAAAAAGAGATAGAAGAAGAAGGTCCAGTTGCACAGCCTGGTGATGAACAAGCACAGGCACAACAAGGACAAGTTCCACCAGAAGATAATTCTATGGAAAGAACACCTTCTGAATCTGATACACCAGAGTTAGATGCTGACGTTGAGAGGTCAGCGCTTAATATAAATAGGAAATAATAGGAGAAATATATGCCAAAATTTATAGACCAAATTGCAACAGGTGATGCCATTGGTGCAAAGAATACCATGTCTGATATGTTGTCTGCAAAAGCATTTGAGGCTTTGGACACTCGTAAACAAGAATTAGCTGCATCATTGTTTGGTGGTTCACCACAAGAAGTGCAAGAAGAACAATTAAATTTAGAAGATTTTTCTTTGGAAGAATTGGAAGAGTTTACACTATCTGAAGAGTTTGAACAACTTGATGAGTTGTCTAAAGGTACTGTGCGTTCTTATTTGAAGAAATCAAAAGAACAAGAAAGTGGTGCTCTTGGTCGCCAAGGTGCAACTACAAACAATGACATGAGTCCTATTGATGCCGGTGATAAAGCTTACGAAGGTAAGAAAAGGGCAATAGCAAAACTTGGTGGTTCTAAATCTGTTTTACCATCTAAAGTACCTGCAAAATAAATGAAATCACTATTAGAGTTTAAGTCTATCGTTGAAGAAGAGAAGTCAGACTATTCAAAGTTTGACACTCTGGTTCGTGCTGGTCTGGCCAATAAGGCACAGATGCAACGTATTCACAAAATCTTAGATAAGATGAGTGAAGACAGACCACAATTCAACAATGCAGATAGAATGATTATTCAAAACCTCTTTAACAAGATGGTAGATTTAATTTCTAATAATAAAGCAATTAACATGCAGGCACGCCGTGCAGTTAAAGAAGATGAAGATGTTATTGAGGCAGAACAGTTAGACGAAGCAAATCCAGGTCCAACACCACCTTATGTTTTGTTGTTAAAGAGAACAGCAATTCGTTTGTATCCTGATGGAACAAAAATTGCATTGTATTATAACAAACAAATTAACAAATTCTTCTCTGTACCATACGATACTCCAGCAGGCACAGCAATTCAAGCTGAAGAAGTTGAAATTACCGAAGCGGTAATGGATCAACTACATAAGATAGTAAATGATAAACAAGCACAGTCGGTTAAGTTTGCATCTGGTCATACTCGTAAGATTGACCACTTTACTGCATCGGCATTGACGCAAGTTCACAAAGCATTAAATGATGATAACAAAAAGAAGTTTGCAGATTTGGTACACAAGTCTCCAGAACATTTTATGAAAGCATCTGACTTTGCTTTCAAACATGCAAAATGAGTTTTGTATCATCGTTAATAGAAAATAAATTAGATGAAGCAAAAGAAAAGTTATTTGCTCATCTAAATGAGATAGTTGCAAAACGTCTTGCAGAAGCAAAGCGTTATGTTGCAGAGGATATGTTTGAGAAGGTTATAGAAGAAGCCACTAAACGTAATCCGAATATTATTAAACAAGGTAGAATTCAAAAGATTCGCCGTAGAATTAGAAGAAATGCTAAGGGTCGTATTGTCATTCAAAAGAATGTCAGACGTTCCGGTATTAAAGGTTATAGATTATCAGGTAACACCGTTAAACGTATACCTGCAACAGTAAGATTAAGAAAAGCCAGACTTCTAAAGAGGTCGTGGAAAACAACCAGAAGAGCAGGTTTACGCCGTTCTTTAATGAAAAGAAAAATGAGTATGCGTAGACGTTCATCAATAGGACTAAGATAAAATGGCATTCGAATATATTAACACACTTCGTTCAGCATCAATAGCTAGAGTTATTGATGCCGGTACAACAACCATTGCATTAGCAAACCTATCAACTGGTGCTAATGAAACTGTTACTGCTGCAAGTATCCGTAAAGTTGCATGGTCAACAAACGGCAGTATTCAAATTATTCGTAATAGTGTACCAATTCTTGCTTTGCATAATTCAGGTAGCATTCAGTTTGATGACTTGAATACTTCGATTGCGAATAATAGTACACAACCTATTTCTGTAGTAATTACAACAGGTGGTTTTGTAGTACTAGAACTCACCAAAGAAGCAACATATACAACTGCACCAGGCGGATACTAATATGAAACTTATCAGAGAACACATTGAATCTGTTAAATACTTAACAGAAACTTCAGAAAACGGTAAAAAGAACCTCTATATTGAAGGTACTTTTTTAGTTGGTGATACCGTTAATAAAAACAATCGTATGTACGAAATGAAAACTTTGCGTAATGAAGTTAAACGCTATGATGAAGAATACATCAAAACAAATCGTGCATTAGGTGAATTAGGACATCCTGATACACCAACACTAAACTTAGAAAGAGTATCTCATAAAATTATGTCCCTCAAAGAAGATGGAAATACATTTTATGGGAAGGCTCTAGTTCTTGATACACCATATGGTCAAATCGTTAAAAATTTCATTGATAACGGAGTAAACTTAGGAGTTTCTTCAAGAGCTCTAGGTTCTGTAACCATGACAAAAGAAGGTTATAATCTTGTTCAAGATGACCTACGACTGGCAACTGCGGCTGATATTGTGGCAGACCCATCTGCACCAGGCGCATTTGTTAATGGTATCATGGAAAACAAAGAATGGATGTTTGTTGAAGGACGCTTTGTAGAAGCAGATTTTGATAATGCTAAAAAACAAATAACAAAAGCATCTGCTAAACAAGTAGAAGCAGTTGCTCTTAAATTGTTTGAAAATTACCTCAGAAAACTATAATTTTATAAATAAGAAATCAAAAGGAGATTCCTAATGTCAAATAACAAACTAATGGAAGCAGCTGCAGATATTCTTGCATCAAGCAAGGGTAAAAACGGTGCGCCAATGGAAAAAATGCAGGGTACCGAGGTTGAAGATTTGGGTGGACCAACACCACAAAACTCCAAGCCCGATGATGACAGCAACAAAATCCATGCAGGAAAAGGTGCTAAGTCTGCCGTTGCACCAACAACAAAGCCATCTGATGCTTCCGCTAAAATGGAAGAAACAGATGCTGAAGATGAAGTTATTGCTGAAATGATGCATGACGATGAATCTGAAGACAAAGCAATGATGAAGAAAATGAAGATGAAAGAAAAGATGAAAGAGGATGTTGACGCTCTCTTTGCTGACGATTCTACCATCTCAGAAGAATTCAAATCTAAAGTCTCTACAATTTTTGAAGCTCGTGTTGAAGACCGTGTATCACAAATTGAAGAAGAAATTGAAACACGTTATGCAGGCATGCTTGAAGAAGCAGTCGAATCAGTTAAAGCTGACCTTACAGAAAAGGTTGACGATTATCTTTCATATGTTGTTGAACAATGGATGGAAGAAAACGAAATCGCAATCGAATCAGGTCTTCGTGCTGAATTGACAGAAGACTTCATCGGTGGTTTGCGTAACCTATTTGCAGAACACTACATTGATGTTCCTGCTGAAAAAGTCGACCTCGTTGACGAACTTGCCGGTAAAGTTGAAGAACTCGAAAGCAAACTCAATGAACAAATCGAGCGTGGTGTATCATATGCTAAGGCATTAGTTGAATCACGCAAGAATGAAATTGCTCGTGAAGTTACCGAAGGACTTCCTGCTACTCAAGCTGAAAAAATCAAATCACTCGCAGAGAGTGTAGAATTCTCCACAGAGGACGAATACAAAAACAAACTTGAAACAATCCGTGAGAACTATTTCCCATCTGGCACCAAGCGTGCTGATGAACAACAGTTGCATGAGGAATTAGGCGATGCAGACGAAAAGAAAGTCATCAATGACCCATTTGTCAATGCAGTCGCACAAGCAATTTCTAAAACAAAACTATAACAAATAGGAGATAGTATTATGTATTTGTCCGAATCATTACAACAAAAATGGGCTGGCGTTCTGGATCATCCAGATATGGCCCCAATTAAAGACCCATATCGCAAGGCTGTTACAGCCGTTATTCTTGAGAACCAAGCAGTTGAGATGCAAAAATCTGCTGGTATGCTTTACGAAGCTGGTTCACCAACCAACTTTGCTGGTACAGGCGGTTTCGGTGGCAGTTCTGCTGCTGGTGGCCCAACAGCCGGTTTTGATCCAATTCTAATCAGTTTGGTTCGCCGTTCGTTGCCTAACCTCATCGCTTATGATGTATGCGGTGTGCAACCAATGACTGGTCCTACAGGTTTGATTTTTGCAATGCGTACTCGCTATGCTGACCAAGGCGGTACAGAAGCATTCTTTGGCGAATCAAATACTGGTTTCGCTGGTGCAAACGGTGGTGGCGCTCAAATCGCTTTGTCAGTTCCAAATGATACTGCTGCTAACAACACATTCTCTGGTAACGCTGCTGCAATCGCTGCAATGACAACCGGTTCCGCTGAAGCTTTGGGTGATGGCGCTCAAGGTAACACATTCCAAGAAATGGCATTCTCTATTGAGAAAGTTACTGTAACTGCAAAGACTCGTGCTTTGAAGGCAGAATACTCAATGGAACTTGCACAAGACTTGAAAGCTGTTCACGGTCTAGATGCAGAAACAGAATTGGCAAACATTCTCTCTACTGAGATTCTTGCTGAAATTAACCGTGAAGTTATTCGTACAATCTATGGTGTTGCTAAGTTGGGCGCACAAGTTGGTACAACTACTCGTGGTACTTTTGACCTTGACACCGACTCTAACGGTCGTTGGATGGTTGAAAAGATTAAAGGTCTTGCTTTCCAAATTGAACGTGAAGCTAATACTATTGCCAAGACAACTCGCCGTGGCAAAGGTAACATCATCATCGTTTCTTCAGATGTTGCATCTGCATTTGCGATGGCTGGTATCCTTGATTACAACTCTGCATTGCAGTCACAAGTTAACTTGACAGTTGACGATACAGGTAACACATTTGCTGGTACTATGTTCGGTCGCCTTAAAGTGTACATTGATCCATATGCACAAACATCTTCAACCAACGAATTCGCTGTTGTTGGTTACAAAGGTACTAATGCATATGACGCAGGTATTTTCTACTGCCCATATGTACCACTACAGATGGTCCGTGCCGTTGATACTGGTACATTCCAACCAAAAATTGGATTCAAGACTCGTTACGGCCTCGTTGCAAATCCATTTGCAGAAGGCACAACTCAAGGTCTTGGCGCATTGAATGTTCAAGCAAACAACTACTATCGTAGTTTCCGCATTAAGAATATAATGTAATTAAAACTCCGTTAAGAGAGTTCTTAAAGAGGCACTTCGGTGCCTCTTTTTTTGGCTATATAAATACCATTATGACTGCACTAACCAGAAATCCTAAAAATCCAAATTACTTACATCCTAATAAGTTTCAATTAAACTTTTCTAGGTTGCCTAACATACAGTATTTTTGTCAGACTGTAACTGTGCCTGGCATTTCATTATCAGAGATTCCACAAAATACTCCTTTTGTAGACTTGTATAAACCAGGCGAAAAAGCAATTTATGATTTATTGAATGTTACTTTTTTGGTTGATGAAGGTTTAAAATCTTGGCTAGAAGTTCACGATTGGATCCGTGGTATGACTTTCCCAACAAATTTTAAAGAGTATGAAAATTTAGGTCTACTAAGTAAAACTGCTGGCATACGTCAAGCATCTGGCCTTGGTCCACAATATTCTGATGCAACATTAACATTACTTTCATCGGCAAATAATCCAATTTATAGATTTAAATTCATTGATGTATTCCCTACCAGTGTGTCTTCATTCCCAATGTCTACTACTGATAGTCCAGATACAACCATTACTGCCGATGCAACCTTCAGATATTCCTATTTTGATGTTGACAAAGTAATTTAACTGTGATATACTCCTTCTAGGAGGATTTGGTATGACTAAACTTGATGAATTATTAAATATGTGGGCTAAAGATTCTGTTATTGATAGAACAGAACCTGGCAAAGAACTAATCAATATACCCC